CTGCCGAGAGAGCTGCGTAACTCCCACACCTAAAAATTGCATTGAATCGATGCGACTTTGCCACTCTGCTTTCTTGAGCGGTCGGGGATTCTTTGCGCATTTTTTCAAGAAACGCAGGAAAAGATGATGCAGATTGACGCAATGCGAGGCAGATGAAACTTGATGGATTCCAAGGTCGACATTTGGATGCCGCTGTCAATCGGCGATTACCTCGCAGATACGTCCCACCTGGACACAACCCAGCACGGAGCGTATTTGCTGCTGCTGATGCACTACTGGCGGAAGGGACCGTTGCCGAATGATCCCGTACAACTGGCGAACATTGCCAAGCTGAGCAAAGAAGATTGGAACATGAATCAATCTGTGCTTTTGGAATTTTTCCATGTTGGCGAAGACGGACTGCTGCATCAGAAGCGGCAGGATGTTGAACGTGCGAAAGCACTGACGCAAAAACAGCGTGGTGTTCAAGGAGCACAAGCGAAGTGGGGTACCAAAAATTCTGACGGACAAACAAAAATTGCACGATCTCAACGGCTGTCGGAAGCACGTCAAAAGGGCACTCACACCGAAGAAGAATGGGTGCGCTTGCAGGCATTTTGCAGGCATCAATGCATGCGTTGCCATGCATCAAATGCCCCCCTTGTGAAGGCCCATATTGTGCCCATCTACCAAGGGGGTTCCGACTCAATCGAGAACATTCAGCCACTTTGTCAACTTTGTAGTTCAAAGAAAGGTTTTTCAAACGTCGATTATCGTCCTGATGGATGGCTAAATGCCTGCAAAACGCATGCAAAATGCATGCAAAATGCATGGACATTACCTTTACCATCACAAGTACCTTTACCGTCACCGTCAAATTCACCTGCACCCAGTCCGCTGCTTGTGGCGGAAGAAGGGGTTGAAAAGAGCGCTCCGCGCAGCGGACAAAATGCTTTTTTGTCGCCTGCGGCGAACGCTTCTTTAAAAAATCCCCTTCCGATTTCCGATCAATCCTGGATGATTGCGCGAGCGGTGATTGAAGGAACTAAAATCACCACCCCTTGGGCTGTAGATCAAATTGCGCAACAGGCCGAATGCGAGTTGAAAGATCATCCCGATGACCTTGATGGAATTCGTGACGGAATGATCCGGGCTTGGCATACGTACATTGCCTGTGCCAAAGCCGGCAAGCTACGCGCTTCTCCGATGAGTGCGCAAAAGTTTTTCGGCGAAGGCATTTGGAAAACGTCGTCGATGTGGGGTTTGAAAAAAGGCATGAAGGCCTACGAAGGTACGTATGCAGCTTAGCTTCGACCAAATTCGGCACTACTTCGAGCACCGCCATCCTGGACAGCACATTCCTGCGCGTGAGAAGGCCGCTGTGCGTTGCGCCTTTCACGCCGAAGCGAATCCATCCTGCACGCTCTTCCTCGACGGCAACGGCGGCTTCAACTGCCATGCGTGCGGTGCCAAGGGCAACGTCTTCCAGTTCGAAGCGCGGTTTTCTCACTGCTCGCTGGAGCAAGCCGAAACCAACGTGGCTGAGATTACCGGAGCCGCGCCGGTGGCACGCCGCGAAGGCGAGATGCAGCTCGGACCCCCCGTGGCGATTTACGACTACCGCGACGAGAACGGATTGGCTCTGTTCCAGAAGCGGCGCTATGAGCCAGAGATCGGCGAAAAGACCTTCCGCGTTTTCCGTTTGGTGGATGGCGTGTGGAAGCCGGGCATTGACGCCAAAGAAGGCGAACGGACGCGGCGCGTGCTCTACAACCTGCCGCATCTGGTGAAGGCAAATATCGCTTTAGTCACCGAAGGCGAAAAAGATGCCGACAACCTGCTGGAAGCCAATCTCTTTGCGAAGTACGCCTTTTCAATTGCCACGACGACGACCTACGACGGCGCATGGCAAAAGGGGCATTCGCCGAAGTGGCTGGACATCTACGCGCCGTACTTTACCGGCAAGCAGGTGATGATCTTCGCCGACAACGACGAACCTGGCCAGATCTACGCAGAGACGATTGCGGCTTCCGTTGCGCCCTTTGCCTATGCCGTGCGCGTGATCTCCTTCCCGGAGATGCCAGAGAAAAGCGATGTCAGCGACTTTCTGAAAGAACACACTGTGGCCGAGCTGGAGAAGCGAATTGTGGAATCGCCGATCTGGACGGGAGCGGATGCCAAGAGAGAGAACTGGCTGGTGGACGCCGTGGAGTGGTCCATGACCGCCGATGCGGAAATCGAGTGGCTGGTGGATGGCGTAATCCAGGTAGGCGGCAACGGCATGATCGCGGCCGAACCGAAAACTGGAAAGTCCTTGGCTTCTCTCGATCTGCTGCTTTCATTGGCCACGGGCAAACCATGGCTGGGGTGCAAGATTCCCCGCCGCATCCGCACAGCCTACATCAGCCGCGAGGATTCTCCCATGCTGACGAAGGTGCGTGTGCAGGCATTGTTGCGCGGGAAAGGCCTTGACTCTGGCGAGGACCCGTCAGGCTGGCTTTGGATGAACACGCGCGAGCAGCTTGGCGACTTCGACGTTGACAACGACGATCAGCTACAGCACATGGCCGACGACCTGAAAGAGCGTGGCGTGGAGTTTGCCGTCTTCGACGTGCTGAACCGGCTGCACAACCGCGACGAGAACAACAACACGGAGATGGGGCAGGTGGTGAAAAAGATTGGCCAGATGGGCCAGCAAGCCGGTTGCGCCATCGGTGTGATTCACCACGTGAGCAAGGAAGCAGGTACAGGACGCTTCTTTACGCGCATTCGCGGCGCAACTTCGATTCACGGCTGGACGGAATGGTCCATCGGTTTCTCGATTGAAAACGCGGGAGAGAAAAAGATGATCCGTCGTGCCGAGTTTGAAACCAAGGCGGCTGAGTCTCGTGAGCCGATCTCCTTCACCATTCAACACGGTGGCGGAAACCTGGCTTTGGTGCCGCTGGAGAGAGGGCCAATTCCGTTTGATCCCGATGTTCACGCATCCATTGAGAGGTATGACTAATGGCTAAAACCGATGTAACCGTGACGATGAATCCGTTTGAGTTGGTACTTTTTCGGCGGGCATTGGCCAGAGCCGCCGACGAGCATCTGCTGGATCGCACTTGGGCGTTGCAGCGGATTTGCGCGCTTGATGTCCTGCGCTGGAATGCAGAGGAAAAAACAAAGAAAGCTGTTTACCGGTCTGTGGTGGTGCGCAGACGGAAAGTGGCTTGAGGTTGCCATGAACATGCGCAAGTGGAAATACGCGAATCGGTTTCGGCTTTCAGCCAAACAGACGGAGAAGTTACCACCACTTCTGGACCAGCTCGACAGATGCGCCGACGATGCATCGCGGCGCTTGCTGTTGGGAATTTCAAAGCAGCAGAAAATCCATTTGAAGTTGAAGCATGCGCAACGAGCGGCGGCATAAACAGAGAACTGCGAGGAGCGAGCGTGTATCGAATCTTGGAAGGCGACGTAACGGAGCAACTGAAAACGCTGGCAGACGCGTCGGTGGATTCCATCGTCACTGATCCCCCGTATGGCTTGGAGTTTATGGGAAAAGATTGGGATGCTCCGTGGAAGACAGATCACCGACAAGGATTCGACGGCACGATGCAGACGCCTGATAGCCCGTATGGCCGTAGCAAGGTTCGCAATGGTAATGGCGCAAGCTATGGTGCGGATGCGCATGTGATGCAGGCACTTCAGGATTGGTATTTCTCCTGGGCAGTTGATGCGCTGCGTGTATTGAAACCTGGTGGCTATCTGCTGGCATTTGGCGGCAGTCGTACTTATCACCGGATGGCTTGCGCGATTGAAGATGCTGGTTTTGAAATCCGTGATCAGATCATGTGGATTTATGGGAGTGGTTTTCCTAAATCGCTGGATGTAAGCAAGGCAATCGATAAGGCGGCTGGGGAAGAACGGGAAGTCGTGGCACCTGCTCCCTATCACCGTGGAAAAGCTGGGCAACAGTACAGCGAGACACGCAGAGTCAGTTACGACTATCCGCCGCAACCAATTACGATGCCTGCCACGGATGCAGCAAAGCAATGGGCAGGTTGGGGCACAGCGCTGAAACCGTCACACGAGCCAATAGTTGTTGCGCGTAAGCCGCTGATCGGTACCGTGGCCGCAAATGTTTTGGAATATGGCACTGGTGCGATGAACATCGATGCGTGCCGTGTGGAAGCGTTAGACGGTGTTCCTTTATTTTCTTCGCGCTCAGAGTCGCGTAGTGTGGCTCTCGGTAATGGGTTAAACGGTAGCAATCGCACTGGTGACGTTGGTTTTGGCCGTTGGCCAGCCAACGTGATCCACGACGGAAGCGATGAAGTAATTGCTGCATTTCCGCAGACATCTTCTGGAGACTTTAGCGGGCATAGAAATCAGCCAAAGACTGATGGAATCTACGGAAAATTTGAAAGCTATGAAGAAAAAGCTTATGCAGGCGATACCGGTTCTGCGGCGCGGTTCTTTAAGTCGGTAGATCCCGATACGCGTGAAGGGGAGCCGAGCGCAAATCGCACCTACGAACAGAATGGCAGCACCAACTTTGCGATGAAGCCAGGAGCGCGCCGGTTGGATCAAGGTTCTGCCGCACGTTTCTACTACTGTGCGAAAGCAAGCCGTGAAGAGCGTAACCAAGGATTGTGGGGTACTGAAGAAAAGATTGTGGACGATGGCCGTAAAGTCCCGATTGATAACCCTTATCTTCGCGGAAAAACTATGCGTAGCAATACACATCCAACGGTGAAACCTATTGCCTTGATGGCGTATCTGTGCCGGTTAGTAACCCCGCCACAAGGAACGGTGCTCGATCTGTTTATGGGATCGGGGTCGACGGGCATTGCGGCACTGCGCGAAGGGTTCAATTTTATTGGCATTGAGGTCAATCCAGCATATGCGGAAATTGCGCGTTTGCGCATTGAAGGTGATGCACCGTTATTCAACAAACAGGAGAAAGCGGGATGACAACTTTTCCGGAAACACCTGCGGCCATTGCCGCTCGCCTGATCGAAGAAGACACGCAGATTGCCAAGTTACTGGTGCTGGCGGTGCGTAAGGACGGATCGAGCTTTTCTTGCGACAACAGCTTGACGATCGATGAGGCTAAGACATTGACCGTCCACTTTAACGCCTGGCTCGATAAGTATTCGGGCCAAGCAGAAAACACGGATTGAGGAGAATCGGCATGGGTACAGAAGCGTTTCAAGCGAACGAGCACGCTCTGATGCTCGTGAATACAGATGGGATTGCTCCGGTGAAAAGCCTCGATGAACGGCTTCACGAGAGTGATCGAGCAATTACCGAATCGTGGGTAGCGCTGAACAAGCGGTCAATGCTGATTGGCTGGGAGGGCTACTTCATCAAACGCTACAACGGCTGGGAGCGGTTGGGCTATCCGGACGAAAAGAGCTACCGCGCCAGCAAAGGCATTGGCCGCTCAACCTGGTACATGATGGTGGATTTGGCGGAACGGTTACAGATGCTCAGCAAAGAGCAATTCCTTTCGATGTCGATTGAGAACGCAGAGGAATTGGCGAAGGCACCATCTACGATGCGCGCGGACCCTGCTTTGCTGAATGCAGCCGCCACCATGCAGGCGCGAGAGTTCCAAAGCGAAGTAGGAAAGTATGTGTCTTTGGCCGAGAATACGCCGCCCAAAGACAGAAACACCTCGGTGAAATGGAGTGTGAGACAGTCGCAACGCGAGTTCATCGAGAGTGGTCTTGAAGAATGGCAGCATGAGCACGGCATCGACGACCCTGGCTACGCGCTGGAGCTGATGATTGCCGAATACCACGACAAGCCGACGCTGGTGGGCTTCATGGCCGAGTCGATTCCACGGTTGACGCGCGCGGTGACGGAAGCGCACAGCGTGGAAGAGCTGGAAGCGCTGCGCACGTTATTTGCGGCGCACATCCAAGAAATGGGCGAGATTTTAAAGGTTTGCTGCGGGGAAGGCAGCGCGAGCGAGGAAGCGGCATGAGCAGAAAGCAGGAGTTGTTTGGAAAGCGACTTGGGCGCAAGGCGATCAAAACAGATACGCGGACGCTGAAGTTCGCAAAGTATCTGACTCCGGCATTGCCCACACCGCCCGCAAGCGCGGACTGGACCAAGGGCACAGCGCAATGGGGCATGATGCTCAACGACACGTTGGGCGATTGCACGATTGCCGGCTGTGGCCATGCCGTGCAGGTGTGGTCTGCCAACACCACCAGCATGATCACGATTGCCGATTCGGTGATTGAAAGCGCCTACGAAAGTTGGGACGGCTATGTGCCGGGAG